TCTACCATCACAGGCCTTAACACTGCCGTATATGGTGTTGTGGACATGGGGCCAAGCACAAATGCAGGGGCCACTTACGGCGGTGTGTTTGACTTTGCTCAATTCACAGGCACAAGAGCCACAACACCAACGGCGTTCATTGGTTTTGGGGAAGACTCTTCTTCAACCAACCCTTGTTTAAATCTGTTTGACGTTGGCAGATTGGGCAAAAACGTAGCCGCAGGTTTGGCTTTAACAGCAGGAACACCGGGTACATCAGCGGGTCAAATACGAGTTCTTGTTAACGGCAGTATTCGTTACATTCAACTGTTTAGCGTTTCTGCTTAACATGATTGCACTAGACCTTAAAGAGCGACTTGAGGTGTTAGCGGCCCAGCGAAAACAAATGGAAGCCAATCTAAATGCTATCGCTGGGGCTATGCAGGAATGTCAATTTTGGTTAGCAAAAGTAGAACAGGAAAACGAGGTAATTCATGGCTGACACAACAAGTATACAGATAATTCAAGACGGCGGGCGTCAGGCGATTATTAAAACTACTACGGCTGTAGGTAATACGGATGTTGTAACTTCAACTTTAGTTGATGTTTCTACACTAGCTGCAAACCCAGCTAATAACGCAGCTTGCACAGGGGTTACTTTGTTAGGACTTACTTACTTAAGTGTTGGAGTAGCCGTTAAACTAGAGTGGGATGCAACTACCAATGTTTCTATCTTTGAGTTCCCGGTTGATTGGGCAGATGAATATGACTTCTCTGCTTACGGTTTACCTAACAATTCTGGAGCAGGAAAAAACGGGGATATTGTAGCTACCACTATATCTCCTACGGGTGGCGATTTTTACACCTTTATATTTATTTTACAAAAACTCTATGCCTAAGCAAGCAGACAAAGCGGGAATGGCTTGTAACAAGCCTTCGCGGACTCCTTCACACCCTAAAAAATCGCATATAGTTAAAGCTTGCGAGGGTGGAAGGGAGAAGATTATTCGTTTCGGCGAACAAGGTGCAAGCACCGCAGGTAAACCTAAAGCGGGTGAATCGGATCGCATGAAAGCCAAGCGCAAATCATTTAAGTCCCGACACGGCAAAAACATCGCCAAGGGCAAGATGAGTGCAGCTTATTGGGCAGACAAGGTAAAGTGGTAGTGCCTAGTAAAAGCAAGAAACAACACAAGTTAATGGCAGCAGTGGCTAACAATTCTAAGTTTGCCAAGAAAACAGGAATCCCACAGAGTGTGGGTAGAGATTACGTTAAGGCCGATAAAGGCCGTACATTTAGAGCCGGGGGACTTATGGCGAATTGCGTAACTGAAAAAAAGATGAAGATGGGTGGTATGACTGGCACGCACAAAATGCCCGATGGCACCACAATGCGAGACTCCGAGCACAAGGTGGCTATGAGCAAAATGGGCGGCGCAACTCGTCGCACTATGGCGCAAGAAGAAATGGGAATGATGGGCGGCGGTATGGTTCCTGAATACCGAGAAGGCGGCAAGTTAGAAATGGTAGAGCAAAATGGAAAAATGGTCCCCGCTTACGCCGCTGACGGTAAGGGGAAAATGTTTCACGGGGGCGGAGTCAAGAGCAACGCCACGAGCAAAGTCCGTGGTTACGGTAAAGCGCGTGGCGGCAGACCCTGCAAGATGGTTTAGTCATGATGCAATGCCGAGGTATGGGCCAAATAAAACCCATAGCGTTAAAAAAAGGCGGGACGGTCAAAGACGCTTGTTATCGCAAGGTGAAGGCAGCGTACAAAGTCTTCCCTTCTGCGTACGCTTCTGGGGCTATTGCTAAATGCCGTAAACGAGGCGGTGCGTAATGGCTGTGCGTAAGACAGAAAAAGGAGCCGCGCTTAAACGATGGTTTAAGGAAGACTGGAAGGATGTGCGTACTGGTAAAGACTGCGGGCGCGATAAGAACGAGAAGCGGGGAACCCCGTACTGTAGACCAACAAAGCGTGTCTCCAGTAAAACGCCCAAGACCTCTGGCGAAATGACAACGGCAGAAAAGAAGTCCCGTATAGCGCAAAAGAAACGCCTAGGGCAACCAGCGGGTAAACCTAGAAGGGTTGAGTCTTTAAGAAGGAAAAAGTAATGGCAACTTCTGGCACTACAGCGTTTAACATGGACTTCACCGAGATTGCGGAAGAAGCGTGGGAACGTGCGGGTAGAGAAATGCGTTCTGGATACGACCTGCGCACAGCGCGGCGGTCTATGAACCTGTTGACTATTGAGTGGCAGAACCGTGGCATTAACATGTGGACAATTGAGGCAGGTACGCTAAACCTTGTTCAAGGCACTGCTACGTACAACCTTCCCGCAGATACCATAGACTTATTAGAGCACGTAGTACGCACAGGTGATGGCAGCGTTAGTACTCAGTCTGACCTAAACATAACCCGAATCAGCGTCTCTACTTACTCTAGTATCCCAAACAAGTTAAGCCAAGGGCGTCCGATTCAAATTTACATAGACCGAGGACAAGTTAACCCTACAGCAACTGTGTGGCCCGTCCCAAATCAAGGCACATCGCTTGTTCCCTATTACATACTTAAGTACTGGCGTATGCGCCGTATTCAAGACGCAGGAGCGGGTATACAGACCCCCGATGTTAATTTCCGATTTTTGCCCTGTCTTGTTGCGGGCCTAGGCTATTACATAGCCCAAAAAGACCCTGAGCTAATGGAGCGTATTCCCATGCTACAGGCCGAATATGAGCGCCAATTTGAGTTGGCAGCAGGTGAGGACAGAGAAAAAGCAACGCTTAGCTTACTCCCGCGTGTTTACGGCGTGAGGTCGTAGCTGTGAGCTATACCTATGCGTCTGGGCAAAAAGCCATTGCAATATGTGATGTTTGTGGCTTCCAGTACAGGTTACGAGAGCTTAAAGAGCTGATTGTAAAAGGAAATAAAACTAACATTAAGGCGTGTCCAGAGTGTTGGAACCCAGATCAACCACAGCTTATGTTGGGTACGTTTCCGGTTGAAGACCCACAGGCAATACGGAACCCCAGATCAGATTCAGCGGAATTAGTAGCTAGTAGAGATATTCAATGGGGTTGGGACCCGGTGGGGTTAAATAACCCTTTTGGCCTTACACCAGACAATTTAGAAGGCGTAGGCGAAGTAGGAACAGTAACGGTAACTACGAGTTAGGAGATAGAAATGAAAACGAAAGCCAGATCAAAAGTAAAGACCCCTAAGATAATCGAGTTTCCTAACGAACCTGTAAATTACGCAGTAGCGGACTGTTGCAACCAACCGCCTGCAAATATGAAAACTAGCGGTATTAAGGTTCGCGGTATCGGCGCAGCAACTAAAGGCACTATGGCGCGAGGCCCAATGGGTTAAGGAGCAGTAGGTGAACTACACCCAGCTTAAAACTAACATAGCGGACATTTGTGAACAGACGTTTACAAACGATCAACTCGATATGTTTACCGATCAGGCCGAGCAGAAGATATACAACACTGTTCAGATTCCTGCTTTGCGTCGTAACCAGACGGGTAATTTGACGCTTAACAATAAATACTTGGTGTACCCTACAGACTTCTTGTACCCTTTTTCGCTAGCGGTTATTGCCAGCAACGGGGACTATGAGTACTTGCTGAACAAGGATGTAAATTTTATTCGAGAGGCATACCCCGGCCCAACGAACACTGGCAAGCCTAAACACTACGGTGTTTTTGACGACACCGCGTTTATTCTGGGGCCGACACCGGATGCTTCGTATGGGGTTGAGTTGCATTACGGGTATTACCCCGAGTCGATTGTCACTGCCGGTACTACATGGCTGGGCGATGAGTTTGATTCTGCCCTGCTCAACGGCGCTTTGATTGAGGCTATACGTTTCATCAAGGGTGAACCAGATATGGTTGCGCTGTATCAAAAGATGTACATTGACGCTATGGCCTTGTTGAAGAATTTAGGCGATGGCAAGTTGCGAGAAGATATGTATCGCTCTGGGCAATTTAGAATTAAGCCACGTTAAGTTAAAGAGATTTGCCATATTATGATTGAAGGTGTGCAAGCAACAATGGGCCAACCAGTAAACTTCAAAGTGTTTACCACAACTAATCGTGGTTTTACTCCAGAAGAAGTTGCGGATAAAGCGCTGGAAAAGTTTATTTCAATTAGCGATACCGCAGATGAAAAGATTAAAGTTCAAGCTTTAGTGTACAAAGAACAAATTAGGACATTACTAGTGTTCTATATGAAAGAAGCAATAAGATCAGATAGAACAACTCTTTCTGCACTTTTGCATAAACAAGGGCATAGCGATATTGCTCGAATTATTGAAAAACTGTGAGGATATATAAATGGCTATTACACAAGCTATGTGCACAAGTTTCAAAGTAGAGATACTTAACGGTATCCATGCTTTTGGTACAACTGTCGTGCGTGGGGCTACAACACCAGATACGCTTAAAATTGCTCTGTACACTTCGTCCGCTACGCTAAGTGCAAGTACTACGGCATACAGCTCAACCAATGAAGTCTCCGGTACGGGCTACACAGCAGCGGGTAACACGCTGGTTGTTGTTGCACCTACCAGTAGTGGAACTACGGCGTTCTCAGATTTTAATGACACAACGTGGTCTACTGCGACTATTACAGCTCGTGGGGCTTTAATTTATAACAGCACGCAGTCAAACAAAGCTATTGCAGTTTTGGATTTCGGCGCTGACAAAACCTCAACGGCTGGTGACTTTACTATTGTTTTCCCTGCGGCAGATGCGAGTAACGCGATTATCCGTATCGCTTAAGAGTAGAGCGTATGGCTAGCGTTACGGTTACCTTCGGTGGGTGGGGATACGATGCTTGGGGCACGTATGTCTGGGGCGAAAGTAGCGCTCCTGCCCTTCCCGTCGGTACAGGCGCTGTAGGTTCGGTAAGTGTTACAGGTAACGCGGTTGTTAGTGTTAGTGGTGTATCAGGTACTACGGCGTTAGGTACAGCCATAGCGCAAGCAAACGCGAGCGTTTCAGTTACTGGGGTTATTGCCACAGGTGAAGTAGGCT